GGACGTCTACTACGATCACGTTGAACTGCGTGAAGTGATCTACAGTCTGGGCGATCCGGCGATCCTGTCCGGTGACGGTGAGTATACTCGTGAAGAGACTGAGCGTCGCACTAACGAGTGGATCGACGCAATCACTGAACTTGATTGGATCGGCGTGGAGTTAGCAGCATGATCGAAGCACTAGAGTATCGCAAAGGATTTTCATCCGACGGCATTCGTGACCTCTTGAAGTCACGAGTCAACTCAAAGGGACAGGTCGTCCTACGAGAGCAGGACTTGAACGAGCTGCTCGAAATGACGGATTGGTATGCCGATCAGGCACGTGCGCTTCAGCGGCTACCATTCGAAGTAACTAAAGATGCATACAAGGAGATTACATAATGAACGCAACGGTAGAACAGTTGGAAGAAAAGCGCGACGTCCTCATGGACTCGATTCATGCAAAGTACCTCGAGCACCTGCGCGAGGGTATCTGTCGTGTTACCTTTACAAAAAAGGACGGTACCGAACGCCAGATGCTCTGTACTCTCGACATGAGCGGTATTCCCGAGGAGCATCAGCCAAAGACGGACGGTAACGCTACCGCAAAGAACAACGAGGCGGTACGTGTCTATGATCTTGAGAAGGAAGCCTGGCGCTCGTTTCGACTCGATTCGGTAACGGTCTTTGATCCGACTGTATAAGGGTATAAATAGTATTTTAAGAAACATTTTACTAGGAGAACTACCGTGTCAAATTCTTTAAATGATATCAAAGCCTTGTCAGAAAAATACCTTGATGTTTTGATGGAGGCAAATACTAAGACAACTGCGACCGTTGATGTAAAGTTAGACGGTAACAAACTAGATGTTATGATAAGCAACATCGCAGATGCACCTGAAGTCGAGTGGGGAGAGCCGATCAATGGACTTACCTTTCAGGTTAAGACTGGCGGTAATAACCTTCCATATCCTTTGTTTATTCTTGCTGGTCTTAAAGCAACAGACACTCCTTTAAAGATGAATAATATACCAGGCATGAGCGGTAAATCATCACAGGCTCTATATATGGAAGATATGATTCAGAATGCAACAATTGGTGCAGGAGATCAGGACACTGGTGCCGCAATCGATCGTATCTATATTACTGAGGACAAAATAAATATTGTATATAATACTCGTAGGACAGATGATCTTAATGGTAAGTATAAAAAGTTTGAGGTTACTGTCTCAATGAAATCTGTATTCGGCCGCAAGGGTGAATCATACATTTCCGATCTTCAATCAAGTGATGTAGGTTCAATGGAAGATCAAGAATTTATGAAAAAGTTTGGTAAGGGTATTAGTATTAAAAATAGCGAAAAGGCTAAGGTTACTATCCAGAGTCGTTAAAAATATTGCCCGATAGTTCAGTTGGTAGAACGGGTGACTGTTAATCACTATGTCGCAGGTTCGAGTCCTGCTCGGGCAGCCATTCCGGTGTGGTGTAATGGTAACACAGGGGTCTCCAAAACCCTTAATGGCGGTTCGATTCCGTCCACCGGGGCCATACACAATCAGTGTTTCTCATTGTAGTTATTTTACGATTTTTTACTGAAATGAGAAACAAGAGAATGTTCAATAAATTGGCGTATTCAATAATAATAAACAAGCAGACATAATGAACACCGATTAACTGAGGTACCATGTTTAAGCGAATCAAAGAGGCACTTAAGCCAACGCCAAAGACAAAAGAGGATCGTAACGACAAGTCGGAACATCGTAAGTATACGACAAAGTACGAGGATCTCTGTCAGTAGTCTCATTGCCGGATTAGCTCAGCTGGCCAGAGCAGCGCTCTTGTAAAGCGAAGGTCCGCGGTTCGAATCCGTGATCCGGCACCACACAATCGGAGTTTAGCTCAGCTTGGTCTAGAGCGCTTGCTTTGGGAGCAGGAGGCCGTAGGTTCAAATCCTACAACTCCGACCATATAGTTTTGGGAGTATAGCTTAATTGGTAGAGCGTGAACTTGTAGATCACAGGTTTCGGGTTCGAGTCCCGATGCTCCCACCAATTCTGGTCTGTTAGTGAAGTGGTGATCACGCTAGCCTGTCACGCTGGTATCACGGGTTCAAATCCCGTACAGACCGCCACATACATTTTATCGGGAGTATAGCTCAATTGGCAGAGCAACTGACTCTTAATCAGCAGGTTCCAGGTTCGAGTCCTGGTACTCCCACCATCAAAAAAAAATAAATATAATAAATAATAAGTAGCTCAAAATCAGGGAAATCGCCATGAATAGTGGAGACTCAATAAAATCAATCGCTGAAGTATATACAAAAGAAGTAAAACAAAAACAGTACTTGGAAGAAGCTGTTAAGCTACCTATAAGTAGAAAATCCAGAATGCCCAAGGGCGTTAAAAAGGAAGACATTCGTGATTTTGCGGATTCTCTTAAAGCCGATCGGAAAGCCGTGGCTATAGCCAATGAAATATATAAAATGGCTCCGAAATTCGCGAGATCTCTTGAAGCTGGCGGTGAGTACGCCCCCGATGAAACACCCGAATACAGCTATGAAGACATAGTCAAGTTTAGAGAAAAGATGGGAAAAAAAAATAAAACATTGGACGCGATATTAAATAAAGCAAAGTTTGATTTTATAAACGTCTTGAGTGACTCTAGAGAAGCAGAGCCCGTTGTCGTAAGAGGAAACATTAGCGTCAATGCTTATAGTGGTGACATCCTTACCAAAAAAGATGTTGAAGAGGCTGGTGGTTATGTTAAGGTCCTAGGCTGGATAGTGTTTTTAATAGAAAGTAGACCAAGAAAAGCACCGCCGTCGTTCGATCTAATCGACTTCAAGTAAGTAAGGTAGCGCAGATCCGGTGAAAGCGCCCATCCTCTACGATAAGTAGTCCGCACCCTAGAGTGGGATAACCAAGAGACTTCGGAATTAAGCCGGGACGCCTCTGCACCGTCAAGCGCACCCACCGATCCGAATGAACGGATATCGCTTCAGGGACGCCTGAGGAGTCGGCCACTTTATTTTACTTAGTAGTAGGTGATGTCATGCCAAAGATCGAGAACTGTTCTTGGATTGACTTTCAGAAAGCCAATCATCGAATCGATCCGATTGGTACTATCGCCATTCAGATCACCGATCCTGGTGATACACCACCCGAACCGGCAGAGGACGTCTTTGCCGAGCGGCACTCGTTTCAGTTCCTCGATGCAGAGGATCCTACTCGATTCTTTCCAGAAGATAAGCTAATCTCTGACGAACAGGCAGAAGATATTGCGTCGATACTGATTCGTGCACTTGACAAAGGTCAGGACGTTCTTGTGCATTGTGTAGTGGGACAGTGTCGGTCCGGCGCGGTCGTCGAGGTTGCGGAGATGATCGGATTCGACGAGTGTTTTCGATATCGGCATCCAAACACTCGTGTCAAGCGTAAGCTTATGGAACAGTTTAATCTACTGCCCCGGTAGCACAATTGGATAGTGCAACGGATTTCTACTCCGTAGGTTGGGGGTTCGAATCCTCTTCGGGGCGCCAATTCTATTTACATATCCTCTTGACTATATTATAATAGATCTATAGTTAAGGAAAGGAGTATACATGGCTCAGCAAAATCTGCTTAAGAAGAAACCGACCACCAAGAAGAAATCGATTCCCAAACGTCCTAAGACCGGACTTAAGGCCATTCCTCTTGATCGTGACTTTCGTTACTGTCGTGCCTTCTTTCAGGAAGAGGTCGATCAGAAGGATATCATCAAGCTGTGTAAGGACTACGTTCGCAAGGCGTTCTCAAAGTCCGAGGCGCAGGCCATTCTTGCGAATCCAGAGTACCACTTCGCGATGTACAGTGGTCGAGCCGCATCGATCTTCTGGGAGAACCACGGACTTAAGTTCGAGGAACCCTTTCAGGAGTATCCTGAGCGAGTCTATCAGGAGTACGCCGAACTGATCGAACCGGGTCAGGCGATTCTCGACTCACGCAAGAAGGACGAGGACGCAAAGGCTCAGCGTAAGGTGGTATCACCGCAGGAACTGATGCGTCGTAAGGTCAACTCCACGGTCGGTTACGATCTTGACTACCTCGAGGACGAGTGGATCGAGGGTAAGACCACCGACATTGATCTGTACACTCAGTTTCAGAAACACGAGCTCAAGGGCGCGTCAGCACCGTATCTTAAGGATCGTGTCGAGGCCATGCGAGCGGAGTATCAAGGTGCATACGACAAGACCGACGATCAGTTGGTCGAGGCGTTCTCTCATTTATCACGAAAGGAACTGAAGCGTCGCCTAGAGGTATGTGATACTATGTCCGCCGATCTCGATAAGATCCAGGCTGCCTCGAAAGCAACACGCAAGAAGCGGGCGCCGAAGGCTCGTACCGCCGACAAACAGATCAAGTACTTTAAGTATCTGAAGGAGGACAAGACGAACTACAAGCTGGTGTCGGTCGATCCTCTGTCGGTACCCGGTGCGTTTCGACTGTATACGTTTAACGTCAAGAATCGTGAGCTCACCGAGTACACCACTCTGGCCGCAAACGGTTTTGAAATCAAGGGTACTACCATTCAGAACTTCGATCCGGAGTCATCTCGTAAGACTCGACTGCGTAAGCCGGATGCGTTCCTGCCGATCGTACTTAAGAAGACGGTCAATCAGATCGGCAAGGAATGGGACAAACTCACCACTAAGACGAGTGTACCCACCGGTCGAATCAATGCGGACACCATCCTACTACGAGTGGAGCATAAGTAGCCGCCTATGCTGAATGAAACACTCGGATCCCTGGTGATGAGCTTTATGATGTCGAGTATTCCGACATCGGAGATCGACTGTCTGGCACTCAATGCGTACCACGAGGCTCGAGATCAATCACGTATCGGTATGGTCGCCGTGACACAGGTGGTACTAAATCGAGTCGAGGACTCTCGGTATCCGTCGACCATCTGTAACGTCGTACAGCAGCAGCGATTCTACGATCCTCCTGGTGCGCCCATTCGTATCGGCGAGTGTCAGTTCTCGTGGTACTGCGACGGCGAATCCGATGAACCGAAGGATGAGACCGCATGGCACGAGGCGCTAATGAATGCGGCACACGCATACTATATGTACGATATTGGATACGACGTGACCGAGGGATCCACGCATTATCATGCCACATCGGTCTCTCCGAACTGGCGAGTTACTAAAACACGTGTCGTCGAGATAGACGATCACATATTCTATAGGTGGGATTGAATGGCAGAAGAGCAGGATGAGAGTACCGAGGAAAAGATCGAGGATATCGTACTTACAAAGAAGCGATTCTCTAAAATGATCGATGACTACGTTCAGGACCATCCGGACTCGACCTATATGGATGCGGTGCTGCAGGTCTGCGAGGAACGAGTCATCGATCCTATGGACGTGGGTAAACTCATCTCTCCAGTGATTCGTGAAAAGATCGAGGCCGAGGCGATGAGTGCTAATCTGGTCAAGGGAGGAGGCAATAGTCTGCCGATATGAGAACTATGGAACCGTACGATGTGTACAAGTACTACATGGCGATGAAGCTGCACTTCGAGTCGGACTCGTACGAGGCGCCTAAGTACAACTACAAGACGTCCGCTCGACCGCAGTCGTTCTTTAAGCGACGTGACAAGTATCACTTTGCCAAACTCGGGCGCAAGTTCGATGAACCACAGGAACTGATTAATTTCTTTACCGCCCAGTTCACTGCGTCCGATAAGACCTGGGTCGGCGATATGCTACAGGACGAGGAGAAGTACACCGAGTGGCAGCGACGCCAACAGTCCCTGTCGTATAACTTTGAGCAGGATATAAATAAACTGGCTGAGGAGGCCGACACCTTCGACGAGTTACTTGAGACTCGTGAGGGTAATAACTATCCGCTGGTGATCGAGAAGTTTCTACAGGACGAGATCTCGCTTGAGACCGTTGTGATTCTCGATCGGCTTACGGGTTTTATGAGACGAGCCGACCGTACGATTACCGAAACGATCGTATGGCCGGATCTCTCAAAACGAATTCGCAAGTACGGTCTGCTGTTGAGATTCGATAAGAATCGTATGCGGCAGGTGGTACTTCGGATATTTACATTATGATACACTTTTGATATAATAGATACTGTGTTGGAAATAATTCAGCAACAACATACTACAGCAATATACATTGGAGATACAAAGCAATATGGGTTTTTCAAATCTTAAAAAGAATCG